GTTGACTGAGGCATCTGTGAATGCTCATTAATGGTAGCTGGTGAGTTAATGGAAGTAGTAAGATTTGATTTCTCAATACTCTGTGCTTCCAAAGAAAATAAAGAAAGTTTTGAAATATCCATAACTTTCGTGACCCCTATGGGCCCAGGCACAGCAAATTACTTACGATCACACCAGTGGCTGCTTAGTGTGAAAGGGATTTTCCGCCTCCAAGGACTAGGACAAGCTTCCTAGCTAGCACGTGTCATAAACACTCTAACAGTGGTTAACAGAACCGTATACGCCTGCCTCCACCTAGATGAGGTGCAAAACACGATTACCTACTATACAACAAAGACCTGGTTAATTTCTTTGAGGGGTGGTTAACCACCAAACACCCTATTTATATAGCGGTGGGCTACCGCTGGAGGGCTCTACGTGTCGTCGGATGAGTCCCAAACCGCCTGGGTGCTCAATCCAACTGAACTATCGTCATTATCATAGTCCTCAAACATGTACTCAAAGAAGTCTTCAAATCCCATCCTATCATAAACCTGATCTAGGTAATCACTAATTGGGCTAAAGTCCTCAAGAGCTAAAAGATCCCTCATGATGCCAACATTTCTATTAAAGACATCTTCTCCATGAAGCGCCCACTCTCTACGGGCAGCTCGGTAGCACTGAGCCAAGCGCTCTTCTTCAGATATCGTGTCCTTTGCTACCCACAAACACATGCTCTTATCAACACTCTTGAGAGCCAACGGGGCAACTATTCTGCCCTGAACACGGGCGAAGCCCCTCTTAAGGAAATCAATATCTTTAATGTGGAGAAAGGGGACGCTTGCCGAAGTCTTATCAGCCATAGTGTACTCAACACCATGTGCCTTAAGAACATTCGATACGGTAGTATGGTTGAATTCATCTTCACTAGACCCAAAGGTATTATCGTCTCCATAAGTCATTAAAGATACACTAAAGCGGAAACGATCAAGAGGGAGCCCTATTTTCAACCAAGCGAACCTCATAAACAAGGAATTGGCAATGGAATTAACAATGCTAGTCAGAGGATGCCCTGAAGGATTCCCTCCATAAAATTGGATGAGTTCTTTATTGACATTAACCAGAGGATACGCCACATCTGTGGCGATGCCCCTAGAAACTGCCCTAGCATGTGGGCTAAGTGGCATATGAAATGATCGCCACTCATCCAATACCCAAAAGGCAGCTAAAATAAAAACTGGAGGCATACTCTTATCGTAATTACCATAGTCACCAGCAACCATACGATCACAACCATGCTTAGTGAGATAGCGATAAAGCGTATCCCAGTCTCTATAATGATTCATGCCAACAGCACATTCTGTCCTAAAATTGTTCTCCATAACAGCCTTGCAAATACCAAGGTATTGCATGCGAACTATTATAGTGAACACAATATCACTAGCCGTGAAAACGCGCGTTTTTCCTGACAAAACCTTTGATAATTTCAATGGTTCATCTTTCAAGGTTGCGTTAAAGACAGGATAACACCTGTTGCCCGTAGCATACTCCAGCTCCATAGCCTTCACATGGTCAACAATGTCTGGATCAGGAACATACTTGTTAGTCTCCTCACAGAAAGTAAAATACTTTCTCTTAGCACCTGGATAATAAAATCCACCTGATGTCGACATGGGCATGAGATCAATAAAATCAACCCCGTCGCACCCATTAATAGCATCCTCCATGCTATAATTGCGAACATTGAAGAGCCACATTGGGTCTACCGTGGTGTCTGCAAGATATTGTTTGGCGCAAGCCATCACATAATTGTGATTAAAAAATGGAGAAACAGAACCCTGCTGTTCAGTAGCAATGGTAAAAGGATTAATCCATTCCCCTGTTTCTTCCTGGCGAGCCTGCATCAAAGGGGCAGCAAATGGAACATCAACTCCCATTCTGTCCTTATATTCTTCAGCAATCTTTGTAGGCCTCACGCGAGACGAAGAAGATACACCACGGGGGTAGGAACCCAATATCTCCCCTCTAGCACCAGATGCCCAACAGTGCACCCCCTTGCGATAGGGAGAACCCAAAGGGCCAGAAAGCCTAGACCCCTCAATAAATCGATTGTAAGATCCAGGTTCACTCATTGGTATAAGAGGGTCTAATAGTGGGCCAATGTCTTGACACAATTGCGTTATAACAATTCTCTTCAGAGAACTAGTTGGTGGTGAACCCGCAACATGGAAACCAGAAACATACCAGCCTCTAGTCTCACTGTGTGACAAAACAATAGATCCACAATCTCCTTGGCGTGGGTCTCTATCCAACCTACGTCCATTCATGAAAGTTCCAACAATGGAACCACCATAAGGGCTAGGGTATGGTGTTTGCGAGTAAATGTTAGTACG